TAAGCGGGATTTGCATTTCTATCTTCCTGTATCTGAGTTAATATCGTAACCTGCCGCGGGATGGCTGGCAGGAACAGAGATAATAATTGGTTCAACCTGATTCGAGGCATTTAATGTAATCAAGTTATCATATGATCTCGTGGCGATAGCCACAACTTCAGCCGAGACCGTTTTTCCATACTCTGGAGCAAGCCGAATTGCAAGATTGTAAATAATTGCTTCTTCGTAATAAACTGGAAAAGACAGTGTTGAGCCAAGAGCATCAAATGAACTGGTTTCGGTAAATGGCTTTAAGCTGTCAACATGCAGAGACTCCGCTGTGTTTGGAACTGGGTAGAGATAAACCGTAACATAAGGAAAACCGTACAAGGGAAACAAAGAAGAAGGTCGACCAGACGTAGCCTTCAACGCGAAGCTTCGATACAGACCTTCACTAATGATTCTAACTGGATGCGAGTAGCCATCACTGTCTTGGACATACGCTCCAGTAACCTTGTGTGGTCGTACTGAATTAAACGCCCCTCCACTGTACCAAGTATAACTTGCTGTTCCAACGCCAAGAGTGAAAGACTCCTCCACAGACGCAAATACTGCAATCTTTACTGCCGACCATGCTCTTAACATAGTCTGCAAAACTTCGAGTCCATCAGCAAGCTCTTGAGTGGAAAGAGTCTCTCCACTCTTGGCTATAGCAAGCTTCCGCATGGAAGCTGTGATTATCTGTTGAGCAGTCACTGCTTACTCCTTCCCAGAATCGTCAATTTTTGACGAAGAGGCTGGATACGTATATTCCTTGTCACGATAACCCATGTCCTTCAAGCGAAGCTCTTCGTCCTTATTTCGGCACATCTTCGAAGGAAGAGTAACATGATGCAGCCAAAACGGATACGGGCCAAAAGCAGGTTCATCTACTTGAATAATTCCTGATCCTAAAAGCTGATTCTTTGAAGCCATTTGAATTTGGTGGGACAGATAACCCGCTGCCCCTCACCGGGCCGGAAAGGTTTATGAAGTTGCAACAGCCACCGCTTCGCAGCCCGCACTATTTGGCGCTGCGTCAATTGTCTTCACGTGAGCATTGTCAGAAACAATGTCAAAGCCAACAACTGCAGTATTGATCAGCAAGATATCGAACGTCGTAGTCTGATCAATGTTGAAGCAGTAATCAGGCAAGGCGCCCCAGTTTTCAGAGAAGTTATACATGGTGCAGTCTCGGTAAGTCAGCAGCCGGTCAAGCGCATTTTCCTCAACAGTGAATCCAGATGGATTTGCACCGGTCGTTTCTGAGCGCATAGAGAACGCACAACGATTGAACAAGCCAGCTCCACCTGCCGCAGCCGCAAACCGCGCGAACCCAGGACCAGTTGTTCGAGTCGTATTTCCTGCACTTCCGATCTCGCAGTCGTCAAACCGGAAGCCGTAAGCATCTGTGTCAATAGTCAGCGGAATACCAGAAGTCGCACTCTGCACCTGAGTCGCATTTGTACCTCCACGCAATGCAAGATTCTTTCCGTGGAAATTGCGTGCTGAAATCTGCAGATCGCCCAGGTTATCCGTATCATTAATACTGTTATACGTACCAAAGTTCTCGAATGTGACGTACTTACCAGTAACTGTAATCACATACGAGACGTTTGCAGTAATTGTACTGATACGAATAGCACCAGTTGTTAAGGTCGAAGGCTGATGTCGCTGGTTACGACTGCCTACACCAATCAAACTGGTATCATCCTTTGCCCAAGTCAACTGCGCAGTCTGAACATGGTCGCCTGGGTAGACGTACAATTTGTCTCCCTGACTTGCGGTCAGAGCGCCGTACGCGGAAGCCAGCGTCGTAAAAATCCGACCATCCTCCACATCTAATTCCCGCAGTCGCTTATAGTACTTGTCCGTTCCCTTGTTCTTGACAAGGTGAAACTGCCACCAAATGTCATTTCCTGCCAACTTCAGAAGCTCCAACGCTTCTACTCTTGATTTAAACATGTCAGGCATTTTCAAATCCTTTTTGTCTCTCCTGTCTACCCACCAACGAGTAGACAGGAGGCCAAAGAGTTCAGTTTAATTTAGCCCCAAAGCCTTACGCAGAGCTCAGGGTACAAGGTCTTAGTTCCGTAGAGGATGTCCAGACGAATAATCTCTTCGTCTGCGTCAATGTCGTACTGCTTAACAACCCGAATCGACAGCCCCATATCGCTGTCCGTCTCTCGCGCACCCCACACATTGCTCGGCATTTCGATTGGAACAGTAACCAAAGCGAAAGCATTGGGATGGAAGACCAGGTTCTGCGGATAGGCTGTGCTGGCTGTACCAACAAAGGTCAAGGCCGCAGTTGTCAGGGGCAGCGCATCCACATTGTCATAAGCCAAGTTACCTGTTGCAGCAAAGACAATCGTTGGAGCAACTGGAATTGTCATATCAGCACTAACATCTGCAGTCGTTGTTCGTACAACCCACTTGTGCAGAACGCCGGTACTGACACCGGACATCGTATTGACCTGATTGGTAGCAGCAACCGTGAAGATGTCACCCGCAGTTACTGTATTGCTGCCACCCCAGCCATTCGTCACAAAGGTAGTAGCTCCTGTCGCGGTCGAGCCGTTCATTAACGGAGTTGCTCCACTCGTGAAAGCTCCTGTAGTATGCCGCTGGATATTCTGGTCCATATAGAAATGCAGATTTCCAATGGTACCAAGATATCCCTTGGTCATAATGTCAGAAGCTGTCTTCTGCGCGAAGGTACCCTTCAATCCATCTGCCAAAGACCAGTGAGCCGTTGGTTCAAGAACTGCAACGCGCTGATCCTGTGGAGCACACTCGAGGTCGAGAACGGTCTGGCAGTCGCCAATGACTTTAAACGTCGCTGGAGTTGTTCCAGGAGTTCCAGCATAGTTGTAAACATCCTTGTACAGCAAAGTCAAGTCGTAGTCAACCTGATTAGCCAGAGCCGCTGCCGCCGGAGCAATGTACCGCTTGCTGTAATCCTCGATTGTGGTAGTCAGTTCAACAGAACTGAACGCCCACGAAACGTGTGCCTGAGTTGTCATTGTAATCGTAGTAGACGGCTCAGACAGGTTTGTATTCGTCCGAGCCTGTGCCTTGGTAGCCCGGAACTTATTGGGCTTACGAATAGTTACCGAGGTTCCGACCTTGACAAACTCGTTCTTATAAGCCGTATAAACATGTCTCCCCATGACCATGCTATTGGTAAGCTGCATAAGAGCTTCCTTCGCGATGATTGTGGGAGTGAGAAGTGTGTTACTTGAAGCCATTGTATCTCCTATTTTCTATTTTCTCTCCACGCTCTGTACTCCGCTGGAGACATATCTTCGGGGCGTTTCTCGCCTCCATCGCCTGTCCTCAGCGGATTTATTGGAGCCGGAGCGTCTGACTTGACCTTTTTAGAATGAACAGGAGGTTTCTCTACCTGTCCTTCTGTTGATTCATTTGGTTTAGGCTTACCATCCCCACCCGCTTTTGCTTCTTCGCTTGCTTTTGCAAGTTGCGCCTCAATCTTTCCGATTGCTCTTGCAGCAGCTTTATCCGGCATCTGCGCAATCTCGGCTGAGATGTCTGGGTTTGAGCCAAGAAAGTAAAGGATCTCTTCTGCAGTCTCTGACAGCAATGCAACCTCAACCATTCCGGGAGTAATGACAAGGTCCTTAGCCATCACGCGAGTATCAAAGTCCTCGAACTTCTCTCTTCCCTTGTCCATTGCGTTATCAAGAGTCTGATATGCCTCTGCAACTTCTTCACGCTCTTCCGCAGTTTTCACTTCGCCCGCGACTTTGGTCTGCGACTGACGAAGGGTCTCCTTAACTGTCCAAGCAGTCAGAGCTTCAATATACCCATCTTCGTCATCGAAGTCTTCCTTCTTCGGCTTGTCCGTAGCTGGAATCTGACTTTGCAGCTCCTGGACCTTTTTCTCAGCCTCTTCGCGTTTCGTTCGTTCAAAGTCGCGTTCACGCTCAGCCGTACGCATTTTCTTGGTCAGCTCTGCAATGCGCTTTTCAACACCTTTAACAGGTGGCGGAGTCTCCTTTGACTCCGGTTCTTTGCCTTCATCTTTCTTATTATCAGGAGGCTTTGCTGTAACAGGAGCCTTCTCGTCCTTTTTCTCTTCTTTCTTTTCTTCTCCTCCAACTTCATCTGCAGCAGGAGAGACAATTACTGCAGTTGAATCTACCGAAGCGAGATTCGGATTGTCAACTCCGTTAATTGGCTGGCCAACTTGCAGTTCTACCGCCTTTACTTCATCGAGTGTCTGTAACATAGCTTGCGTACCTCCTCAGTACGGTGCTCAAGATTTCGCTTGATCGAGTAAGAAGCCTCGTCAAAAATTGACGATTCTTGAATTTACGCACTTAACCTTGCCTTTCGATATTCCTTCGGAGACATCTGTTCCATTGGCTTATCCATCGCGGGCTCACAAGCAATCTTCTTAATCTGCAGTTCAACAGAATGATCGCTCTCTCCATCCTGCCGCTCCGAAATTCTGATTGCTGTAACCGTAGCTTCAGCCGTGACCATGACCTTGTCTCCGACTTCATAATTGGTAAGAGAAGGAAGCTTGTCGATCTGCTCTTTCTCGAAACGGAGCACTAAGCCGTACGGCCAACGCTCAGAGGAACCAGCAAGACATGGAGCACAAGTCTTCTCCATTTCTTCTGTAGTTTTGACTGGCATCTTCATGTCAACCATGTCCATCTTACTTACCTCCTCCCTTTGCTACCTTCCGAGCGACCTTGGTATTTCCTTCAACCATAGACCGCAAGGCGTTCTTATGCTTCGGAAGTCCCTTTGTTGGAGTCGAAGCATATTTTTCCATTTCATCTTTACTCATCTTCAACACCCCCTTATTTCGAGCAAACAGTTTACCCGGGCTATGCTTTGCAATAGCCATCATTGCTTGCTGTGCTTTACTGACCGCCGGCATTAGGGCCTCCTTTTGTTACCGCCTCATTTATCAGCTCATCCACCATTTTCTTAATGTTCTCTTTAGATTGTGCCTGCAGCAGTTCTGTTCGTAGTTCAATCTCCCTCAGCTTTGCTTGTTCCTGCTGCAGTTTAACTTGTGCCTCCTGCAGTTGTATCTGCGCTTCTTGTAGCTTCAGCTGCCCTTCTTGAATCTTCAGCTGAACTTCTGGAGGAATTTGGGGCTGAGGAGGCTCTTGGATGTCAGGACCACCTGCCGGAGGTGTAGCTTGTGGGCCTGCTGCGCGTTCTTTTTCTTTAGCCTCCTCAGCCGCTTTAATCTCAGGTGGAAGAAGGAACCTCAATCGCTCAGCAACTTTCTCACTGTCTGGCCAATCCATAACTTTCGCGTACAGATCGCCAATAACAGTCGCCGCTTGTGGGAAGTACTGCAGGAACTCTCCCATAGACTGCCGAGCCTCTGTGCGCTGTGTTGTAAAGGAAGGACCAACAGTAACAGCAACATCATAAGTTCCCATAGAGATGTCTCGGATCTTCTTGACAACTCCAAGTTCTTCCTGTGACTCGTTAATCTTTATAAACTCCTGTTCCCCGCCTTCCAATCCAAGCCTAATCACACGCTCAGTATCCAAGAGACCAGGAGCCATATCAAGTAATACCCTGCCAAGGTGCTCAATAGACCTCGCAAGGTTGTCATGAAAAGCAAAAGTACCAACATCCCCTTCCTGCTTTCGTTCTCGAATCGCAGCTCCCGAGCGCTCATTGCTTTGCATCCCAAGCGACGCTCGCTGCAAGCCAATCGTGTCACGCATTTCCTGATCAGTCTGTTGAATCTTCTGCGTCATTGCGCTTGAGGCTTGTGGAGGAGCTTCTCGATGTGGCCAACCAGGAGCCTTTTCATCAAAATTGACAAGGAGATAAGGATACGTAGTATTGTTTGCGTTCTTCCATTGATCTTCGTGACCCGAAATCTGTTTCGGGGTCAACAGGTATGGAACCTTAGGCTGCAAAGCTACAATTTCCGTATCTGTACTTGTCCAGTAATTATACATTCTCTGCGGATCTTTAGCA